AACAGACCCAGCGCTTCCAACCGCCTCATCCCCAGTTAGCGCAACTGCCTTGCTGTGGACTACCGTGCCAACCTCTCCAGATGCAACTACGCCAGTAAGAGCAACCGAAATAGCAGGTTCCACTGCTCCAACAAACCCGCTTGCTACTGCGGTAGTAACTGCGTCTGACTCGTTGTAGATTACCCCACCAACAAGGCCAGATGCTTCTACACCTGACAGAGCAAGTGATGTATTTCCGCGAGCAACAGTTCCAACATCTCCAGACGCAGACACGCCTGTCAAGGCAACAACGACTACGTTATCGCCAAGCGCAGCAAACGGAGCCTGTGCAAATGCGGATATACCAAACATGGTCTACGGCTTACGCCGCCTCCGCTTAAGTTGTTGCCAAACGAATTAACGCCGCTGATGTAGTGTTTGCTGGCATCGTCAACGTAAAAGTGCCTGCCGTGATGGTCTGTGAACCAAACGTGTGGACACTGATAGCTTTGTCGCTTTGAGTTGAGTTATAAATTAACACAGCATCAAAAGCCGTTGCCAACGTCACTGTGGTGTAAACAATGGATGCAGAAGGCGTGAAAAACGCCACACCAGCAGTTGCTGAAGCATTGGTCGAGGTTGGAGCCGTAGCGTTTGTTACCGTCACACCGCCAGCCGTATAACCTGTACCAGACACTTCGTTAACTGCTGTATACGCAGTGGTGGAAGCATTCATTGTTGCAGACGACAAATACAAAGCCGCTTTGAGCGTGTCTGTAGTGGGGGAGGTCAAGCTGCCACGGGACACAAGCGTTGCAGTACCAAGTTGATGCTCACCAAGCATAAGCTGGCTCATAAAAGAAGTACACATTGATTGGGTGTTTGCCATGATATTTCCTTAAAAAGATGCCACTGAGCTAGTGAGCGTTACGGTTTTCTTCAGTCGAACATGCGCGGATCGGTGTACAAGTTCTTCGTCCAGCCAATACTCAACCCATGAAGTTGTTTCGTTGTCATTATCGACTGTACCCTCCCGCTTTTCAAGCAGAGATTCGTCCATGTCGCCTTTGGTTGTGGTTACAAGTGCCATTACGCGATCCTTATGATTGCTGATGTGTTTGATACAGCAGGAAACTGTACCGTGAATGTTATTGTTGATGTCTTGTCTGCGCCAAAGTCCAATACACAGACTGTCGGATTTCCGCCTCCGCTTTGGTAAATCAAAGCCCCACGCGCAGTAAGAGCGGAGTTCCAGACAGCGTTGTTGAATGATATGTATGCCGTATTACCAGAGCTACCTACCGTGGGAGTTTGCGCAATCGTGAGCGCCAAGCCGCCAGCCGAGTACCCAGAAGCCACAACCTCACCCGTAGCCGTATAAGCCGTGGTAGTTGCATCAAGCGTGGCTGCATTGGTGTACAGAGCCATATAAAACGTACCGGACGTAAAGTTGAACGTCCCGTTCATTAACCCTGTTTTGAACGAGTTGCAAGACCAATTTCCTGTAAAAGCCATCAGGTCACCGCCTGTCTATACTGACCAGAACGATACGCATCCTGACGCTCCATACCATCGCCCAGACGTTTAGCCAACGCAAGAGCTTCCTTGTATTTCATGTCATACCCAGAAATGATGTCGACCTCACCTTTCATGAAGGTGTAGGCTTCTACCAAAGAACCATAAAGCAGCACGGTATCAAAGTTGTCCCCAAGCCATGTCTGACCAGAAGCAACGGTAGTGATTGACTCGGGGTAATAGTAGTAATGCAACTCTACGTAATACGCGGCATCAGGTGTTGGGCCAAGAATAAGAGAAAGCTCGTTTGTAATTGCTGAACTGATAATTGTTGGGCCAAACAAGGCGTAGTATTTTGGCACCCCTGTATCGTTTGGCGCTGGGTACGCCTGACGGATGAAGTTCACATCTTTGTTGAGCAAATACTCAAACGTGCCGGTATCCAAATTCCCGCCAACAACATCCGTCACCAAAGCCAAAGAATACACAGACAAGAAATCTTCTGGTAAAGATATGTACTTGTTGTTTACCGTGATTGGGGAGTACTGATTCTTGCGCAATGACGGGAACTGCACTGAGTTGTATATACGTTGTTCAGCCTGCGTAATGAAGGTATTGATCTGCGTAGTTGCAGATACAGTAGCTCCACTCGCAAGGTATACATCGGGGAACTGATTCTCCGTGTATGTCTGAATAGTGTTATACAACGTCGTGTAGTTCATGCCATTGGGCCTCTAGACATCACGCCTTTGGTGGCGCAGCCAGTACCACGCATTTTGATACCGTCGGTTTTGACAGGCTGATTACCAGCAAATTTACTGATGTTGCCAACGCTCATGTTGACCGTTTTGGATTCGCTGCGGTTTGGCAGCTTGCCGGGGTTGGGTTCAACGCCAACAGATTTACCGGTCATGGTGTGAGGCTCAGCATACACAGCCGCATTGCCAACTTCTTTGCCCATTCGTTTGTCGCTGAATTTAGCCATTAACCGCTCCTTTGATTGATTGCGCGAGACATGTTACGTCCTTGACGCATACGGTCTTCAGAGGTGGGGCCACCTTTTTTTAATTTGGTCATTGGCTTGCCGGGGTGCAGCTTTTTCTCATGCTTATGCACCGCGCCAGCAATCATCTTTTTGTCCTGCTTTAAATCTTTCTTGTCCATCATTAACTCCTTATGTCGTTACTACCGTTACTGTACCAATTTCTACAACTAAAACCAAGTTATTTGGGGTTAGAACCGCATCAAAACCGGATGAGCCACCAACTGGGTTCCATCCCCACTGAAATACCCGACTACCGCCGCCGCTGTACCCATCCTCAAGCAAGCCTGAGACCTCGTAGGTCACGTCAGGCCTTGGCTCTCGCACTGCCTGAGGATCGTTGACCGGATACATACCTAACTGAAGCTGCGGCTGATCTGGATCCCAGCAGCTTGGACAAACTTTGATATCGTATATCTTGGTCTTAACAATCTGCTTGCGGAGTTGCTTGAGCTTATAACGCTGACCACACCTGTCGCATTCAGCAATTGAATATTTACCTGAGGCAAATCTATTTGGCATAGCTCACCTCAGTAGAACAACTGCCTTGGGACAAACCGATCTGGAGCTTTCTCGCGGTCTTCTTGAGATGCCAACAGCCATTGCTGCTCATACTCACCCTTTAAGAACGCCACACGGTCAGGAGAAACGTCAGGCCGCTTAGAACCGATGTAGAACGCCAGCCCAGCCACCATGCAAGGGATCAGACGGAAAGGGATGTCTTGCACGTTTACGCCATTGCCAGCATCACGAAGTCTACGCAGTCTCCAATACACAAAGGTGTAGTCCCCGCCAGCATTGGGGGCAGGCCAAACATTGATACAAGGTAGGTTCTGAACATAGATTGCCGCGCCAGTCGTATGCGCCGCTGCCGTAGTGTAGTTCTGCCCACGAGTGCAATTTATTAGGCTGTTGCCATCTATATTTGTATACCCAATCGTCTCGGAGTCAATCTTGATGAACCCAGTAGTGGTTAACCCTGACGCATTGCTAACCACAATAGTTGTTGCAGTACTGGTAATCGTGCCATTTAGCGTGACTGAAGTCGCATTTGTCTGGGCTGATTGGCGATTTATCCACACTTGGATTGGACGCCCAGTCGTGAGTTTGTTCGGAATGGTGGAGTAGGTAGGCTCAGAGATACGACTGATGTTGATGTCTGTCTGATTTGACGCTACACCGTTGCTCTGACGAATAACATGGTCAAGCAAGTCAATCGTGTCTTCTGGAAGAGGGTATACCGCCTGACCAGTCACAAGCGCAATCGCGCCTTCTTCTACAGTCCACAAATTGATGCCACGGTTTGCCCACTCAATGGTAAGCAGGTTCAACGAACGGCGTGCCGTACGAAACTCATAACCAGTACGAACCTCTAGACCTGCCCGCTCATACGCTTCCTCGATCATCTCATTGAGATCAAGGTTAAACGAATCGGAAGAGGATGTATAAGCCATTATCTAAAACCCGCTGTTTTTTTCGCTATGCCTTTAGGCTGGGCTACAAACTGCTTACCCGCCGCCTTGCCTTTACGCTTGGCTTTGGTTGTGGCTGCGTACTCCGCAGAGGACAAAGACTTGATAGCCGCTTCAGGAAGATATCTCTCACCTGTTTTTGACGAAGGCTTCCCCGACTTGGTACGCCATTTCTGGTCGCCCCAGTTTTTAAGGGAAGTCTGCGGCGCTTTCAATCTCGATAGCCCCCGCCCGCAGCTTTGTATTTCTTGGCTACAAGCTGCGCTTTACGCGCTGACCACTGCCCTGCCCCAGTACCCTGTGTTGCCGCAGACTTGACTTGAGACACGATTCGCTTACGCAATTCAGGTTTTGTGTAATTACCCGCAGCATTGACCTTGCCGCCTTCTTTGTATACCTCGACCTTATTCGGATCATCCTTGCGAGTGATCGTCTTGGCTTTAGGCATTTTAGAAGGGCGGATTGCGCCCATACCACGAGAGGACATCATGATTTAGCACATCTTTCCGCGAGTCTTACCTCGCTGAGCAATACCATCACCGCGACGAGAAGCTGAAACAGCGCCACCTTTTTTCATGCCATATCTTTCTCTGCCCTCTTTTTTAGCTTGTTCCCGGCCTTCCATACTAAATGTATTACTCAGATAGTCACCAACTCCGCTGGCTACAGATTTAACTTTATCCACCGCCGCTGCACGATTCGTCGCTGCTTGTTCGCTTGAAGGAACTTTACCGGGGGTAAAGTCAGTAGAAGGCTTAGATATAGGTTTGCTGCCACGGCCTTCGTTGCTGTAGTTAGAAGTGTCTTTTGCAGGGGTGTCTTTCTTCGCAGGCGCGGAGTCTTCATCCTTCATTTTGGTGTTGTACTTCTTTCCA